CAGACCGACCCGTCGTATCTCGACACAGAAACTCTGGCGACGCTGGCCTATATTCTCGACTTCCTGAAGTCGCGGATCACGCAGAAGTTCCCGCGCCACAAACTCGCCAATGACGGCACGCGCTTCGGTGCGGGGCAAGCAATCGTGACGCCGAACATTATCCGAAGCGAGTTGATCGCGGCTTATTCCGAAATGGAATATCTCGGCATTGTCGAAAATGTCGATGCGTTCAAGGCGAACCTGATCGTGGAGCGCGACGCGACCGATCCGAGCCGCGTGAATGTTCTCTATCCGCCTGATCTTGTGAATGGCCTGCGGGTGTTTGCCTTGCTTTGTGAATTTAGACTTCAGTACGCCGCATAAAGGAAGATTGAAATGGGAAAACGAATTGCTGGCGTTGCATATCTGAAGGTCGACGGTGCGTCTTATACGCTTTCCGGCTCGCTTGATGTGCAGCCGATGGATGTGAAGCGCGAGGGGAAGGTTGGCTTGGGCGGCGTCGCTGGTTACAGCGAAATGCCGATCATGCCGTATATCGAGGGCGAGGTTTTTCTCGACCCCGAATTGAGTCTTCTCGCCCTGAAGACCGTCGCCGATGCCACTGTCACGGCTGAGTTGGCGAATGGCAAAACCTATGTTCTGCGCAATGCCTGGTGGGCTGGCGATGTCGTCGCCAAGGCCGCCGATGGCACAACCTCGATTCGTTTCGAGGGAATTGCTTGTGAGGAAGTTTGATGGCTGATTTTATGATCGAATTGACGCGGCCAATTCAGGTCGGAAGCGAGACGGTCTCGACGCTGGAATGCAACGAGCCGACGCTTGCCGATCTCGATGCCTTCATGCGGGCACAACGTGAAAGCGATGTCGCTGCGATCATGAAGCTTGTGCAGCGTTGCGCTGGTCTGGCGCCGAGCCTCGTCGAGAAGATCAAGGCCGTTGACCTCAAACTGATCATGGATTCCTTCCTCCCTTTTTTGCCGAAGGACTCGGAACCGGCGGAGTAGCGCGACTCGGCTGGCAGCAAATCATTGTCGACCTTGCCGCGTTCTGGGGCTGGCCGCCGTCTGAATTGATGAGGCTCAAGATCAGCGAAGCGGACTTCTGGCATGACGCGGCGGAAAAGATAGACGCCGAGCGGGCGAATAATTAGAGGCCGGAATGTCGGATTTTTCAATCAAGGTTGTGATCAAGGCGGTTGATAATTTCAGCCGTGAAATGAAGAAGATCACGCTTTCGGCTGAGAATCTTGGTCTCTCGATGAAGCGTATCGGGACCGGATTGACCGTCGGCATCACGGCTCCGCTCGCTGCGCTGGCCGCCACTTCCTTGACGACATTTTCAGACTTTCAGGCAGGCATGTCGAGCGTCTCGACGTTGATCGATACGTCGACCGAGTCGATGGCGCAGATGTCGAAACAGACGCTCGCTGTTGCGACGCGCGTGCCGGTCGCCCTGAGTGATATAACGGGTTCTTTATATGATATTCGGTCGGCTGGTATCTCTGCCGGTGACTCGATGAATGTGCTTGAGGGTTCCGCACGCCTTGCTGTTGCTGGTCTTGGTTCAACAAAGGAAGCGACCGACCTTGTGACGTCTTCAATTAATGCTTTCAACCTGAAGGGTGCTGAGCAGGCGAAGATTTACGACGTTATTTTCAAGGCCGTGAAGAATGGCAAGACAACGATTTCAGAGCTGGCTGAGGGCTTCGGTGCTGTCGCCGGTACGGTATCGACGGCTGGCATAAAGATTGACGAATATCTCGCGTCGGTCGCCGCGATGACGACGACGGGTCTGCCAGCAGCCCAGGCACACACACAGTTGCGCGCCGCGATTGCTGGCATGACGCGCCAGTCGGAGATCGGCGATGCTGTGTTGAAGAAGCTGGGGGCTTCTACGTTCAAGGATTTGGTTGCTAAGTCCGGTGGCATGGTTGCGGCCTTTGCGCGCATCAAAAAGGTGCTTGGTGGCAATGACGCTGCGCTGATCAAGCTTTTCGGCTCTGTTGAGGCGTACAACGCTGTTATCAGCCTGACCGGGAACCAGAACAAGGTCTTTACGTCAACGCTTGATGACATGCGCGACGGCGCGAATGCTGTTGATGGAGCCTTCGAAAAGCAGTCAAAGAACTTTAAAAATTCCATGATCAAGACGCAAAACCAGATCGCACGCCTTCAGGTAATTGTCGGCGAGGCGCTGGCCCCGGCGATTATGAAGGTTGCCAACTTGATTGGCCGCCTCGCCGACTGGTTTTCCGAGTTGAGTCCGAAGACCCAAAAAATCGTTCTTGTCGTCGCCGCGCTTGCCGCTGGACTTGGCCCGCTGCTTATCGGGCTCGGTTTCATCGTGACGGCGATAGCAGCAATCTCCGCGCCGGTGCTTATCGCCGTTGCCGCGATTGGGTTGCTCGTCGCCGCTATCGCCGCTGCTGTGATCTATTGGGATGACATCAAGGCAGCGGCAGTCGGCGCCTTTGAGACGATCATGTCTTGGGCCGACAAGGCCTATAAATTTATCAAGCCTGTTCTCGATGCGATCGGCTTCATTGCTCGATATAGCCCGGTCGGGCTTGCTGTGCAGGCCGGTGCGGCAGTATTCAACGCCGCAACGTCGCCGGGATCCGCGTCTGGCAAGCCAAGCCTCGCGTCGCGTGCGCGCGGTGGTCCTGAGGCAGCGGCCAAGCCTGCCGAAAGCGCCTTGACCGTGAAGTTCGAAAATGCCCCGCCTGGAACGCGGCTGTCGGTCGACAAGACGACTCCTGGCATGTCTGTCGCGACCGACGTTGGAATGAACATGGGGGCAAATTGATGGCCGTTCGCAAGGCATCATTCCGAGGCGCTGAGTTCCATGTCGAGGGCCATGACCTTGATGCTGGCCGCCGCGGTCAGACGCATATCTATCCGGGGCGCGACAAGTCTTATCGTGAGGATTTGGGCCGCGCGCCGCGTGGTTTCACCGTGCAGGGGTTTGTTGTCGGGGACGACTACATCGCCCAGCGCGACGCCATTATTTCAGCGTGTGAAGCCGAGGGGCCGGGCCAGCTTGTGCATCCAGACTACGGGACGATTCAGGTCAGTTGCCTGTCTGTCCGCGTCTCGTCATCGTCGCGTGAGGGGCGGACCGTTGCACTTTCTTTCGTTTTTGAGGAATCTGGCGAACTGAAATTCCCTTCTGCCGGGACGGATTCCCGCACGAAAGTCGAGAGTCTTTCGTTGTCGGCGGAATCGGCCAGCGTCTCAAGCTTTCTGTCAAAATATGACGTTTCGGGGTTCCCTGAATTTGTGGCGACATCTACCGCGGTTGTCGTGACTCGCCTTTTCGATCAGGTCTTGCCATCGGTGACTACGACGGAATTTCGCGATTATTTCGATTCGTTTTCAGCCGGTCTTGATACGACTGTTTTTGATTCCGCTGGCTTGAGTAGTGGCGTTCTGGAAATCATGCAGGCGATCCGCACGGGCCTTGATGGTTCGACCGATGCGATATTGCTTGGTGATGCCCGGCCCGCCCAGGCACGCACGGTTTTGACAGGGCTGACCTCATTCGGCGCCGAAGTTCCGGACGTGCCGCGAGCGACTCCGAGCCGCATTCAAGAATCGACTAATATGACGTCGACTGCATCACTTATTCGCCGGGTCGCGTTTGCCGAGAATGCGCGTGAATTGGTGGTGACGCCATTTGATTCAAACAGCGCCGCTGTCGCTGCGATGGCGGATTTCAGTGATCGCATAGATGTGGAGTTTTTCGCCTCTGATTTGAGCGACTCCGAGTTCCTTGCCATGTCAAACTTGCATGCCGCTGTCGTCGAGGATTTAACGACGCGTGCCGGCGGCCTCCCTGTGATCCGGACGGTGCAAGTCAAAGAACCGACTCCGGCCTTGGTTCTTGCCTACAATCTCTATGAGGATTCGAACCGAAGTGCTGACATTGTCGCGCGCAACAATGTCTCACACCCCGGCTTTGTCCCGCCAGCCTCAAATATTGAGGTGCTTTCAACATGACAGCGCGTCTCGTGGTCGACGGAAAGTCGCATGAAGGGTGGGAGGAAATCAGAATCACGCGCGGGATCGAGCGCGGTGCTGGTGACTTTTCGCTGACCGTTTCAGATAAATGGCCGGGCCAGAATGATGCCGTGATTATCAAACCGATGGCGTCATGTGAGGTTTATGACGACTCCGATATTCTGATTACGGGCTATGTCGATGCGATCAATGGTGATGCCTCTGGTTCATCACGTAATATTGGATTTTCCGGACGCAGCAAAACTGCCGATCTGGTCGATTGTTCCATCGTCCACAAATCGGGACAATGGGTAGGGCGGACGGTCACACAGATCGCCGCAGAGCTTGTTGAGCCGTTTGACCTCAAGGTGCGCGCCCTTGCCGATGTCGGCGCGGCTTTCCCTGACTTCCAGATTCAGCAAGGGGAGACTGTCTTTGCAACGATCGAAAAGCTGTGCCGGATGCGCGGACTTCTGGCGAGCGATGATGAACGGGGAAATATCACGCTTATCAGGACTGGGTCGAAGCGCGCTTCGACAGCACTATATGCCCGGTTCGGTGACGACGAAACGAACATCCTCGCCCGCACATTCGAGTTCAACTATCGCGACCGATTCTCGGATTATATCGTCAAGGGACAATCGGTAGGGACAGACCAATTCAGCGGCGCGAATGTGGCATCTCCGAAGGCGACGGTTAAAGACCCGACAATGCCTCGCTATAGGCCCACGATCATCATTGCGGAGCAATCCGCAGTAACAGGAACCATGTCAGACCGTGGAAACTGGGAGCGTTCTACGAGGGCGGGGCGGTCGATCGTGACGTCATTCACTGTGCAGGGCTGGCGTCAGGGCGATGGGTCACTTTGGGCGCCGAACCTTATTGTGCCTGTAAATGACGGGGTTGCCCATATCGAGGGCGAAATGCTGATCTCGGAAGTGACGTTCAACAAGTCTGAAAGTGGCACGACGACGAATTTAAAGTGCATGCCGCCAGAGGCTTTTTTGATTGATGAGACGCCAAAGAAACGCAGCGGCGGCAGCACAAAGGGCAAGTTTATCTTGCACAACGAATAATGAGTGAAATGCGCCGCATATTGGCACCCCTCTATCGATCGATCGGCAACCGTATCCAGCGAGCTGTCGTTTTGCTTGCCAATGACTCGCTGAAAATGCAGCGGCTTCAGGTCGCTATTCTTGCCGATGAGTCCAAGGATTCTGTCGAGCATTTCCAGCCATTTGGATTCACGGCTCACCCCGTTCCAGGCGCGGAGGCGATCGTCTTGCGGCTTGGTATTGGGGCTGATCACGCCGTCATCATTGCTGTTGATGATCGCCGATACCGAAAGACTGATTTGGGCGAGGGCGAGTCTGCTCAATACGATGCTTTCGGCAAGTTCATTCACCTCACAAAAGACGGCGGGATCATAATCGATGCCGCAGGCGCTGACGTGACTGTGAACAATGCCGCGACCATCACGATGAACGCCAGCGTCGAGGTCGTAATCAACGCACCGACGCTCACGGTAAATGGCGATATTGAGGCGTCCGGAAATATCACGACTTCCGGCGGCGACATTGCAGCAACTTCTGGCGAAGTGACAGCCGGGGCAATCGGGGTGACGACACATCATCATCACGAATCCGGTGGTGGTAATACGGGGGCGGCTCTGGCATGAACGATATTTCGTTGAAATGGGATCCCGTATTTTTTTCCGCCGACGCGACAATCATGAATGGTGATCTTTCGGGTGATGATCTGCTGGGAACAGCAGTTATTGTTAGCCTCTTCACATGGGGCCGCGCCAGACCCGACGATGTCTTGCCGGATGATAGTTCCGGTCGAATGGGATGGTGGGGCGATAATTTTGCCGAGTTTCCGGGCGATAAGATCGGTTCGCGACTGTGGATTTATGCCCGTTCGAAATTGACTCCTGAGACCATTTTAGGAATCAAGGATGCAGTTTCAGAAGCGCTGCAATGGATGATTGAGGATAAGGTCGCGGAGCGCATCGATGTCAATGCGGTGCGCAACGGTCTCGATAGGCTTGATCTTTCGGTGACGATTTTTCAGGGCAACGCAAACAAGCGCGAAATCAGATTCGATAGTCTTTGGGAGAAGTTGAGAAATGGCTGATACTGCTTTCGTCCGCCCGACACTTGCCGAGATCGTTGATCGTGTACAATCCGACATCAACAGTCGATTGACCGGTGCCGACGCGCGCCTGCGTCGTTCTGTGTTGACGACAATCGGACGCGCGCAATCAGGTCTTGCACACGGGCTTTATGGCTATCAGAAAAACATCGCGCGACAGGCAATTATTGACACTTGTGACGGCGACAGCCTCGCCGCTTGGGGGCGCGTGTTTGAAGTGTCGAAACGCCTCGCCACGAAGGCGACTGGCACGGTGAATCTGACCGGAACGAATGGGTCAGTTGTACCGTCTGGCACGCAGCTATCGCGCGCCGATGGCGTTTTATATGTCACGACAGCGGAGGCTGCTATCTCCGCAGGTGTTGCTTCCGTCGCCGTGCAATCCGTTGTCGCTGGCATTGATGCAAATGCCATTTCCGGAGCTGCGATGTCATTTGTCTCGCCTGTCGCTGGCGTCAATGCCGCCGCCGTGGTGGCATCTGGTGGGCTAACCGGAGGCACAGACGACGAGCCCGACGGTGATGCCGGAACGGACGATGTCTCGACGTATCGCGGCCGCATCTTGCAGCGATTGCGCCAGCCGCCGCTTGGTGGATCGGTGCGTGACTATGAGCGCTGGGCCCTTGAGGTCGCTGGCGTCACGCGGGTATGGGTCGCGCCGCAGGAGCTTGGAGCCGGGACAGTGACAGTCCGATTTATGATGGACGCGACATATGCCGACGGCGTTCCTGAACCTGCTGACGTCGCTGTGGTGCAGGCATATATCGACGATCCTGAGCGTCGTCCGGTGACGGCAGATGTGACTGTCGTGGCACCTATTGCCGCTCCACTCGACATCACAGTTACGAGTTTGGCACCAAGCACTTCGGCGATTCAGGCCGCAGTCGAGGCGGAACTTGCAGACATGATTGCGCGCGTGGC